CTACTACAAGTTGACCAGTTACAGGGCAAACAGGAGTTGTTACGTTTACATTAGCTTTTGGATCAGCAGGATTAAATGCCTCAAAATAATAGTGATCTCCTGTGTTAACTGCTTCTTTCCATGCTTTATTATTATCTAAGAAATAAGAAGGACCTGTTGCAGGATTAACTTGTACTTTTAATATAAACAATGCATCTGGACCACCTGCAGGAGTACCTAAACCTACTATGTCAAATGATATGTTAAAAGTATCACTTGAGTTAAGATTTGGTAGATTATTAGGAGATACTGAAACGTAATAAGGATTAACTGTTAAATCATGGCTTAAAATAAAAGAATTATACTTTCTTTCAGGATATGGCTTTATGTAATTAGTGCCACCATTCCTAACTTGTGTCCATCCAAAAGCATTGCTTACTGTTGGTGAAACATATTCATATATTTTTAAGTCCCAATTCGTAGCATAGTTTGTAGGGTTTTCAATAGTCTTGTTAAATCTAATTTTGTTATAACCTTTTCTAATTAACTTAAATTGACTATTATCTACAAAATATAATCCTGTATCATTTCCTGAATATCCTTCAATTATACCTTTCACATCATATACATCATTACCGCTTATTGTTCCATCGCTATTATAGATAGTAACATAATAAGACTCTTGTGCAAACTGAGTTAAAGATACTATATGCCAATTACCATTAGCCTGAAACAATCTTGCCCCAAAGCTTTTAGTTATCATTGTTAAAATCTCTAAACAGTTTAGTGTTTCTTGTTTGTCATTAACTATTGTAGCATAATTTATATATGTTTGGTCTAATGGATCAGCATTTAAATTGCCTGTTCTATTAGTCATCCCTTCGGCATAAAAACTTATACCACTTATGATATCATAATCTAATGGGTATTCTAACTCTAATAAACAATCCTTTATAAAGGTCATTGCTTTTTGCACTTGTGTCAAGTATATAGTGTTAGGTAAGTCGTATTTAATTCTCTCTAACATACCCAACCCATCTATAGCACTAAAAGACAGTTCTTTTCTACCTGTATTAAATGAAAACTGAACATCATCACTTATAGACCATCCTTGAAAATCTGTAACACCGCCTGATACAACCTTAACAAAATACTTTCTGTCATTTAAAGTTGTAAAGTTTGGCATATTTTCTATATCATCAGTAACGTCAATAGACACATTTAGTTGACTAACATAAATAGGCTCAAACGTATCATCACTATTAGGTATATATTCTAATTGTAATCCTGTAGCTTGATATTCTATAGTGCTGCCAACATATCCATCTTCGTAAAGATAAACTGTACTACTAACATTACTTTTACTAGCTGTATTTATTATATATTTTACTGCGTATGCCATTACCCTCTTCTAATATTTAATGATGAATTAGACCTTTGCATAGCCAAAACTAAATCTTGACCTCTTAAAACAAACTGACCATTTCCACCACCTATCATGTCCTTTAATTTATCCAAAGGGGCTATAACCTCTGGATTGTTTTGAGCACCAGGATACTCCCCTACAAGACCCATAGTTGGTCCTGATACGATACCGCCATTAGCAAATGCTGTAGGGTTTACAGCTTGTTTATTAGTGACGTTTCTAATTGCAGTACCTAAAGCTATAGCAGCCACACCTGCAGCAATAGCTACAAGTGGATCAGGCGACGCAAAAGCTATTTGCATCATAGTACCATAAGACACAAGCATTTTACCAATATTAATTAAAGCATTAGCTAGTAACTTTTGGAAAGCATCAATGCCTTGAGTCGCATCTCCAGTCATTAAATTTCCTATGTGTTCCCCAAGTAAAGCGAACGAGTCAGCTAACAAACCGCTTATAGCATTACTGATATTTATTGAAACTTGATCCCAAGCTGAACCAAGACCTTCTAGTTTGCTTTCTAATTCACCAAAATATGATAATAAGTTTTGTAATGCAGTTGGATTTAATGCTCCAATAGCTAATGCAGCAGTTTCAGCCATTGCTTTCTTAATGGCATCTTGTTGTGCTGCAATATTTGTTCTGTTTATCCTTAACTCTGCAGCAAGTTTTGATTGAATGTTTTTAATCCTTTGGTCAGTAAAATACAGTTGAGTCTTATATACTTCTTCATCTTGCTTTTTCTTTATAGAAGCAAGTTCTTTATAAATATCAGCAGACCTTTTGGCGTAATCTATATCACTAATAATCTTTAAAGCGAACATGGAATCATAAGCAACTTGTTCCTCTTTTAGTATTATCTTTTGTTTTTCTAAGTCATCTAAAGCATATTTACTTTTTACATCATAAAAATCTTTAGTATATTGTAATAAGTTAAAAAACTTTTCCTTTTCTTGTTGTTCTTCTTCTTCTTTTTTAGGAGCTTTTGTCTTTGGTTCTTTAAAATCTAACATCAAAGACTTTTGGGTTGATTCTTCATACATCAAACCCAATCTAGTCAATTCCTTATCAATATTAGTAACACTTTTTTTAATAGTATTTTCCTCTTCTCTTATTCCAGCAACTTGAACATCAATTAAACCCTTTAAATGTTTTGAAGATTCAGTGTAACCCAAATCCTTCATTTTATTAACATAGTTAAGGGCTTTTTGTATTTTGCTAGTTTTTTGTAAAGCTAATTGATAAAGCTCTTCTTCTTTACTAAATTTTTCTGCTGAAAGTTGATTTATTTTACCAGCTATAGCAGTTGCTTTAGCTCTTTCTATTATTGCAATTTTTACATTATCTACCGCAGTTTTTACATTACCATTTAATATTGCTTCTTGACTTAAATTGCCAAAATATGCAGGGTATTCTTGTTGCAATGACTTAACAGCTTGCAATCTAGTATTCATTGATACGGCATTATTACTTGCAATGTTTGTTAAAGCTTGCATTTTGCTAATCTCTTCATTAGCACCACCCATTATACTTTTTACACTATCAGCATATTCTTTATTAGCTTTAGTTAAAGCATTTGTTGATTCTTTAGTTTTAAATAGACCAGCATCCCATGCAGTAAATAAAGCAATAATAGCTGAACCTACTAAATACAATGGTCCAGTCATAGCCGCAAAACCACCCATTAAAGCAGGCAAGTTATTTTGAATACCTCTAAATCCGTAAGGTAAATCTTGAACAACTAATGCTAAATTAGTCCATTGTTGATTTGATTTCTTTATTGCGTTTCCGCTATCACTAACACTTTTTGCAGCACCACCTATTGCAGCTCCTGCTTGTTGAGCATTTTGTGCTGTTATTCTTAATTTTGCATTAAATATATCTACATCCTTACCTAATACTTTAGATATAGCATCAGATAATTGTTTAGCGTGTTTATTAAACTCTGCTATGTCTAAATCAATCTTAACTTTTATATTCTGATCAGCCATCTTACTTTATAGGTTTAGCGTTTTTATACTTATCAATGACACTATTTAATTCTTCTTGTGTCATCACTCTTTGTTTCACAAAGTTACGATTATCGCAGTCAAGCGACAAAAGCTCTTCAGGTTTTACTTTCTTACCCTTTGGTAGCTGTATATTAATTAAAAGAGTAGTCTGCCATCTTGCTCTTAACCATTCTTGTTCTTCTTTATGACGGTAACCATACCAAACAAAATCTAACTCAGCCATCGTCATATCCCAAAACAAATGGGGAAGCACTTGGCACTCCCCCATTGTATATCTTTCAATATCAATCCACTCTAATTTTTTTTTACTGCATCTTTATTTGCTTTCTTAGTAGTTTTTTCTTCTAATCCACTATTTAAGCTTTCGGTTAAGGCAGTCATTACTTCCTGGAACTTTTTACCTCCAATTCCGCCCATGTCATCAATCCAATCACAGGTATCAATATCGGTAAAGCTTGGCGTTATTCCTTCTTTATATAAAGGATATTCTGCTGCTGCTCTTAATAAGTTACATATAGCATTAAGTGAATCAGATCCACTTAAAGCATCTCCTATGTCTGAAGGACCAATTCCTTGAAGCTGACAGAATCTTTTTAAAGACCATGTGCAAAACCTCATAGGTATCTTAGTCCCATCGGTTAGGGATAGTTCGTAATGTCCTCTCATATTTTGGTGTTTTTGGTGTTATTATGCGTTGGTAGCCTGAGTTAATTGACCTTGTCCTGTAAAAGAAGCAGAGTAAGTAACTGGAGATTCCATATCAGCAGTAATATCTAAACTTTCTACAAAAGCAGAACCAGACCAAATTAAGTCACCTACGATTGGAGTGCTACCGTTAACTGTAGTAAACTTAACTGTAACCACACCTCTACCATTTAAAGCAGAAAAAATATCTCCTACTACATAGTTTGTACCTGTTGGTTCAACTGTAGTAAGACCATCTGTAGTTAAAGACCAAGAACGCAAACCTGCGATTTGATCAGCCCATCCACCACTTGATTTAGTTGTTGCATCTGGTAAGTCAGCACTTACTGATAAAGAACAAGATGTAGAGTGAGCTACAACTTCAGTTCCTACTAGAACTACTAGGTTTGTACCATTAAAAATTCCTGTTGTTGGCATTTTATTTTATTTTAATTTTTTATAATATTTGAGTTACAAAATGTTCCATTGTGATTACTCTTCTAAAGATATATGCTTCATCTACATAATCAAACGTAGCAAAGTTAGTACCAATCTTACGAGTAACTATTTTAAAGTCAGGAGAAGCACTTGGGTAATCAGGTACATTAACGCCTATGATCCCTAACAATTCGTTAGTCCACTGATCTACCGATTTCTGCCCTACTTCACCTGACTTATTTGTTTTATAAACAATATCAAACTGTATAGTGACATCAAAGTTATAACTCTGTTTGTCGCTATTTTCAACTGATGTTTGACTGCTTATGATTAAGAAAGGAGGGTTAACTGTATCAGGTGCAATAGTATCGTAAACACCCAAAGAAAAACTTTGTGATGCTAACTTATCTACATAAGCCTTTCTTATAGCTAAACCGCAATCTTTCATTAAGCTTCTGTTTCTTCTTTTACTTCCTCAGGATTTTGCTCTTGAGCAAGTTTTGATAAGAACTGGGTTAAAGGTAAACCATATTTAGTTGGCATTTCTTGAATAAACGCATCTAATTGTTTTACCTGTTCTTCGTTTAGTGTAATTGTCATGGTATTGATTTTGTACAAATTTAATGAAATATATTTATATCTTTATCTTCTTAATTCTATTGATCATTTTACCTAATAACTCATCAGTAGAATTGAATAAATAAGGGTCAGAGGTTCTAATTTGCTTTTTTTTGCCTTTACCTTTAAACTCTTCTGCATAAGTAGCTATAGCTGTATTACTTAGAATTTTGTAAGCTGTATTAGGCTTTCTACCAGTACCGAACTCGACAAAAGCTGCATAATTGATTAAATGACCTTTGCTATTGCTTACATTGGATAAACCAGCTTTAATCATAGATGAACCATTTGATAGCTTAGTTGCTCTTATTGAGCTTCTTAGAGCTCCTGTATCTACAGCCACTCGATTCTTAGCTTTATTCTCAATCTCTACTGCTGTTTCATAAATAATACTAGCAGCTTCTTTAGTCATAATTTGAGGTGCTGCAGCAAACTTCTTTTTTATGGCATCTAAACCATAAACTTTCATTTCAAATTTTGCCATTATTTAAGAGTTGAACAGCCTATTAAAAAATAACTATTGTTATCACCTTCATTAATAACTGAATTAATGTTATAAAGGTTTGATTGATAAGATATTACAAGTTTATTTGTAAATATCTTTGAAGTAGTATATCTAATTCTAAAAGTAATATCATCGCTTATATTATCTTTTCCTGCTATATCTGACCTGTCATTTGTATTCCTAGACATCTGAGCCCAACAAGTGTAATAGTCTACCAAAGTAGTTACTACACCACCAGCTCCATCAGAAGCATTAGATTGACTTTGGAAAGTAATTCTATTGTGTAGTTTACCTATCATTATAAAATAACGTTTATGCGTTTAAATGGCTTCATTAGCTCGTATGCGGTCAGCAAATTAGCTGATGGCTTAGTAGCCTCAACTGATGACTCTCTGTACTCGTATAGGTCTGAAACCATCTTTAAAAGGGCAGTCTTCATTGTTGCAGGAGTAGTAGCATAACCACAAGTGTAAGTAAATCTAAACTCGTTATCAAAAATGCTAGTCATGTAGATTTTTTTAGTGGTTTCACCAAGTACCTGGTAATCCCCAACAGACATTGCTACCCAGTTTGTACTATCCCAATATTCTACTGCTGATATTGTGTTTGTAGGAGTGTATGGTAACTCTATAAAGCTATCTACATAAGCTACAACTCTTAAAGTTCTAGGAGTCATTGCAACTCCTGCATATTGCTCAAGTCTTGTCTGAGCTGTATTGATTAAAGACGTAATCAAAGTATCATCTTCGTTGTAGTCTACTCTAAGGTAATTTTTAGCTTCCGCTAAAGTAACGACTGTGGCTGTAGGTGCTACTGTGGTCGTTATATCTCTTACTATTTGCATTATGCCATTGTTTTTACAAAAATAACTAAAATATAGCGGACATAAAAAAGGAGGCAGTTTGCGGCTGCCCCCTTGTATTTTAGATTAATCTAAGATTATCCTACGTTACCGAAATCACCATATACAAACGCATTGTTGTAATAGATAGGGAATGCAATACGAGCTTCAACTCTTACAGTAATCAAGTTCTTTTGGAAGTTATCGCTATCCATTTCAGAGAACTGAACAGAGATACCTTGATTTTGCATGATTTGAGCACCCATTGACCAGTCACCTACTAAGAACTTATCAGCAGCGATTGCTGTAGATTGGAATACTGGAATACCAGCGATAGTAACACTACCATCAGTTGTAACAACTGTAGAACCTGGAAGGCTATAAGCAGCGTTAGTATTCTTAGTGTTCATGATATTAGCCCAATCACTTGGGTTAATCAAGATGCCATTTGCAGAATAGTTAGTAGCAGAAACTTGTGCAATAGCTTGTACTAATTGCTCAACGTCTACAGTTGCAGCACCAGTTGGAGCAGAAGCATTTACAGTTAAACCAGTCAAGTTAGGAGCAGTACCATTACCGTTTAATAACTGAGCATCTTCAGCTAATAAATACTTCTCTAACAAACGAGCTTGTAAGAAAGAAGTCATTGCAGGTACATCATCCAACATTTGACGAGAGATTCTTACGAAACCAGCGATGTACTGAGCAGGAGCATCAGTCATTGTGATATCGAAATCGATTTGAGATTTTGCAGAACCTTGAGTTTGAGGAGCTACATCACCTTCACCACCTGTTTCCTTAGGGAAAGTAAATAAACCTGTAGAGATTGTACCTACTGGTAACAAGCTTCTAACGTGTACTTTACGATTAGGAAGAGCATATACTTGTGGAGCATATTGTCTTGGGATATCACCAGTTAAGTTAACTGCTTCAGTCATGTTACCTACTGCCTTAGTGTCTAAGATAAAGCCAGAACGCTTCTGCTCACCACGACCTAATTTTGCAATACTGTCAGCATTCTTTTCGATTGCTTCAGCAAGAGTTGCATTGAACCCTTTTACTTGATTTTCGTTCATTGTCTTACGATTGTTTTTTGCCTCTAATTTGTCAGCAGCGTCTTTCACTACAGCAACTTGAGATTTTAATTCTTCTAATTCTGATTTTAAACTGTCTACCGCTACTGCGTTATCAGCTTTTAATGTTTCGATAGCACCGTTTACTTCGGTTTTAACGCCTTCGAAAGCACTTTTGATTTCTTCTACCATTAGTTGAAAATTTTAAATGATTTTAAATAATTGTTCATCTCGATTTGCATGGAAATCATCGGGTCTTCCTCTTCTACCAATGCTTCTACTTCAGGAGATACGAAATCTTCATCCATAGGTTTTTGCGGTTGTTCTTCAAGGTCGACTGACTCTTCATCTTCCATCTCAGCAAGATATTGTTGTAATTGTTTAAGTTTAAGTTCCAACAATTCAAATGTTTCATCAGTAAAGTGACCGTTTCTTAAAGACTTGATAGTTTTACCCATCTCATCTACAAGAACAGACTTTATTTGACTCTTCACTCCTACTGTTGGTGTATTTGCGTTTGCACCCCACAATACTGAACTACCCTCAAACAATTTAATTTCATTGATTTCGTTATAGCCCGACTTCGCTTGTGACTTGATAGTCTGAAAGCCGATGCTATGTTCTGTGATATGACCTTCTTTATACAATTCATAAGTATCGTTACCTAATGTTGTATTAGGCATCTTTACTCTAGCCTTTAAACCAAATCCATCTTCCATCATCTCGAATGGTTTAGCAATTGGCTTCTCGGTTGAATGGTTGAATAAATGCCAGATTCTATTCTTAGCATTAGGTCCGTTTTCTTTTAGGGTTTTAGTGAATGCACCTGGTACAATAACATCGCCATCGCTGTCGACATTACCAAACGCAGAATAGTAGACTGTAATAATTCTACCATTATCTTCCATGTCTACTGGAGCACCACTTACCGCTTTTTTGTTATAAAAGTTACTCATATTTTTTTATTTAAGCTATATACACTGTGCAGCATCTACAGTTGCAGTTGTTTACTGCTAACCCTGCCGCATCATGTGCGTATTGCATTTCTATTAGTCCGTAGTCAGGAGTGTTTACTAGGAATGGTTGATTAACAGGGATTCTTACACCTTTGTTGTCAGGATTCGTTTGTCTATCTAAATCCCTGTGCCATAATCTTGGCTTACCACTCTTAGCTGGATATTCAGCAGCTATCCATTGTTTTAATACTGGAACACCTGCTAACCTAACCGCACCTATAGCACCTGTACTTAATGCCTGATGGCTTTCAGTCCTTGCTATAAGTAAACTCCTTGCGTTATTTATCTTCCCTTCTCTTAGAGTTTGTATTGCCAATGAATTAACTTCATTTTGTGACAATCCATTCTCACGACCAAACTTTATAACATTAGCGAATATACGAGCTATTTCGTTTTCAGTAGTATTCTCTATGCCTTGCATCTTTAGTCCGCTAATCGCAGTCCAATAAGATAACATAAATACTAACCACTCATCCAAAATGTTTAAAGGATCAAGGTCAATCTCTTCCGCTTTCTTATTCGTTTCAAACATCTGTTGGTATCTCATAGCAGTATAACCGCCAGTTGATTCATACAAAGTTCGTAAAATATTATTAATCTTATCGCCAGTAAAAAATCCTGCACGATTATTAGCCGCTTGTTCTACCCCTAATGCCTCAACCATTTGAGCAGCTTTATCAAAGTCAGCTTGTAAAGCCTCTTTTATTTTAGGCTGAAACTCTCTGATTGATTTCCTTGCAATCTTTTGTTGCAAAGCAAACTGCTGTGATGGGTAAAGTATTTTCGGCATCTATTTTACTGGAGGCAAATTATAATCACCTTGTTGTTGTGCATCTCTAGGGTCTTGCAACATCGTCAACTCATCTATAGGCAAGTAACCTGCTGGGATAAATATTTCATCCATTTCAGCTCCTTCCATAGTATCATAACGCATAGCTGCTCTCTTTTCGTTTGGAGTAATCCACCAAGATTGTGAAAGGATAGCACTAAGCTCTTTCATGTCCTCTTGTAACTCTGGGAATACTGTCAAGTCAAAATCGATATAGTAACCTTGACCAATTTCAGTTGCAAAGAATCTATTAAACGCATCACGAAGAGCTACTAACTCAGGAAGGACTACTTGAGTCAACATTTCCTTCTTAGCTTCCTTCATGTTGTTATAAGTCTTATTATCAGGATCGTTAAACAACGCAGAGTTCACTCCATAAACATTACAAAGTTCTCTAAGTGTTACTTTCTCTGATTCTAATAACTGCAAGTCAATAGGACTTAAACCCATGTTAATCCAATTTAACTTTGCACCTGCAATCAAAATCTTACCAGCATTCTTTAAGATACCAGCTTGAGTTTTTGTTCCGTACTGATTGTAGAAATCTTCTTTAAGCTTTCCTGCTGCCTCTGGTCCGAAGTCATTTGATTCATCTGCAGACAAGATACCCTTAGGTCCTTGATTCTGTAACATACCTACCGATGTATCTTTTGCATCGTTAGAACGCTGTACAGTTCTATATGCCGCTTGTAAAGGACTCAAGCCGTAAAGCTGTTGTCCGTTAGTGTCAAAGTAAGGGTTGAAGTATTTTAGATGGATTACGTCTTTCGCATCTAATTGATCCCATCCAACTAGCGTAAAAGAATAACCTTCAACCCCATTTATTGTACCATCAGAAATAATGGCAACGTATTGAGATGGGAGTGTAACAAGTTCAGCAACCTTACCAGACTCTAATCTATTCGCCCAGATGTAAGTGTTACCAGTAATTAGTTTATAACCTACAGCACTCTCGATAAATTCAGAGAATGATTGATATTCATTTGGTTTTTCTAATAAATCGTTTAAAGGTGAATCAGCTATTTCAGCAACTGCTTTTACACGAACTAACTCAGCTTTAGCAATATCTGTTGTAGATGTTGCATTACTTAACATTGACTTGTATCTTGCTAACTCTTTTTTGTTCTTTACTTGATAAACATAGAAAGGAACAGTAGAAACAGTTTTAGAGATACGTTTGATGATAGCATATACCTCACTATTGTTTTTATAGTCAAGTACAAATTTTTGCTGGTCTAATTCTGGATAAAGTGTTCTTCCGCCAATCAATCCACCGAAATCAGTAAAAGGATTGTTAAAAGTCACCTTTGGAGCTGCCTTCTGTTGAAAAGGGTTAGCTGCCTTTAGTATGTCCGTTAAATTCACGCTATATATTATTTTTACAAAAGTAACAAATTTTTATGCTATACAACCCACCCTCTTTTAGGTTTCGCATATTTTGTGTATATGGCATACCTCATAGAGTCCATTAAGTGATCTCGAAACTTCACAGGTTCATCAAGTGTATTGCCATCCGCATCAGTCTTCCACTTGTAGTTTTTAATCTCATCAAGCAAATCTAAAGACTCCGACCTTATATGCAAAGGAAATGATTTTACCTTGTTGATTCCTGCATAAACATCCTTCACAGCACTCTTTAAGTTAAATCCTGCCTTATTCACCTCCGATATGGTTTTCGGTTCAGCAGGGTCAGCAAATATCTCCGAGTTCCTATCAAGCCCTAAAGAACGCATCCTGTCAATTAGTAAAGCGGTTGACATTTTTGTATCGTAGATTAATTGATCTACGAATAACTCGCCATCAAAGTTTTTAACCCTAACAAGGGCTGTTTGATTGTTAAAGCCAAAGTCAAGCCCGTAAAACACATCTCCGCCATCAGGAAAGTTTCTTCTTCGCTTCCAATGCGTATAAATGGTCGCTTGGGATATTGCTCTCTCCCCTAAACCATAAACTCGCCAATATTCATGGTCGGCTGCTTTAAGCCTCTCAATCTCCTCAATGATGCCCTTCTCTAAAAATGGATTGTCTAAGTAAGTAGTAATCGTAAAGTCAGCATCTTCTCTCGGAACAACCTTATCGTAAATCCAGGAGTAGTAATCCGAAGGGTTATAGTCAATTACTATCTTTTCGGTTGTACGAAGGGACAACTGCATCCAAGATTCGTAGTTTACCTCATTCGCCTCGTTTATAAACAGATAATTACGCTTTCGACCTCTAATCTTCTGCGGCTGGTCAGTAGAAACGAACTCTACGACATTACCACCCAAAAAGTAGATGTTTTCGGTCTTATTGTGTTTCTCCTCGCTATAAAGCCCATACTTAGACAAAATCTCAATAAAGTCACGCATTACCGAACCTTTGATGGATGGTAACGAGCTACGACATATTGTCAGCGTCTTTCCTTTCTCTTGAAGCAGTTTAACGATAAACCATGTAAGTACATTGTATGTCTTACCTGATCTCGTTCCTCCTTGCATGATTGAAATTCTCTTAGTAGAGTTTTGCAGTATTTCGAAGACTACGTTTGTGGTGACGTTCATAGGAAAAATTTTAAAAAATAGGATGGAAGTTTACCATTAGAAAACTTTTGGTTTTATAGGAAGGTAGGGGGGTTTATACACTTTGCTATTTTAAGCCCCATTTAAGCCTTTCAATTCCAAAATGGATACATAGTACTACACATAGGGTTAAAAGCCTTAGAATCGCCTTAAAATGCGAAATAGAGGCATTGTAGCTACTCCTCATACTCACCATCTTCATTAATATCTAATAATTCGCCTTTATCATGGTTGTAAAGTGGGATTTCATCACTTTCTCCTGCCTTGTAAGCAGGTACGACCATTCCTGGCTCTGTCTGAGTATCAAAGTTGATTATCTCACCTTCGGGTAACGCTTTGTGCTCATCTCCGTCTATCTGTTTCATAATATCTCCGATTTGATTTGGCTTAATGACATTTACTGTGATCTGCTTAACGACATCTCCTTCATGAGCAACCTCAGTCTTTTCGATATATCCTCTTCTCTTGCCTCTAGTCTTAAGCAAGAACATAGTCGCTAAGGTATCACCCCTAGCAATCCTCTCCATTAGCTTTTGTTCGCCAAAGTCAAGCATTATCTCCTCAGGCTCGATTTCAGCTAACCTCTTAGCAAAGTCAGCATCATCCTTCAGCCAAGTCTTATACTGTGTCCTACCGACTCCAGAAGCCTCACATGATATGGTGATATTGCCAAAGTTCTCCTTATAGGCTATAATGAAAGCCTCTTTAGCTATTTCTTTGAATTGTGCGTTCATATTATCTATTCTTTGTTGGTGTGCGTATTGAAATAATGCTAGTAACCTTCTTCTCTAGGTTCTCATGACCAACCCATTTGCCACAGTTAGTACATTCAAACTGAGTTTCTTTTACTTGACTAAACCACACGTATCCTTCGGTAACTGTACCGCATTTACACGTGTAATCCTTTTTACCATAAGTATCTTTCATCTCAAATGTTTAAAAATGTTAAAATCATTGTTTTATATCAGAATATTGGGGGGCACAAGGGGTAGCAATTTTGGATCACACGAATAAAAGGGCTAGGGGGTCACTACTAGCGTTTAGATACCCCAAAAATCGTTTATCTCATGCAATGCCTAATACTTTGTCAACTAATTTTTTGACGGGCTTAAATTGGCTTAAAATGGCGTTTATATTCATTGGTTAATTAATGTGGTCGGTTAGGCGAAGTTAGGGATAATATTTAATGATTGGAAAGGCACTC